GTCTGAAGGTCTGAAGGTCTGAAGGTCTGAGGGTACACTTCTTCGCACCGCCCGGAAAAACAAAAGGCCATCCGCGAGGATGGCCTTTTGTCATGGAATCTGATGGTGCCCGGGGTCTCTATCGAATCAAGAGGATAACCCATTGTTTTTGATGATAAAATAAATAGGGATGTTGTCTTTATACCCCCACAAGTACCCCCATCTCTTTCACTCTGGGCACCCTGTCTCGGATAAATTCAATTGCTCACTTCCGTCTGCCCATCGCCTGCTTTCCTCGTCATGCCCATTGCTTTTCGTTTTTGGCTGGATTGCGCAATGTGCGCAGTTCCCCGACCAGCTCAATCCGCCGCAATCCCTTGTGCTGCTTAGGCTGCCAGCTAATGAGCAACCGTTTTGCGCAGCACCAAGTTGCTTTTCGTTTTTGGATGAATTGCGCAATTTGCGCAGAATGGAGATCAGCAAGATGCCATCCAGATGAGAGGGGTTCCCCTGGTCGGCTGGGGGTGGGGTTTGTAGCTGGTTCAGCTATGTCGTAGCCGTTGCGGTTCAGGGTAGAGCCTAGAAGCGGGAATGCCCGTTTTCATCTGGCTCGTATGCCGGTTTAACTGCGGAGTTTGCGGACAGTAGTGGCGAGGGGTGTGGCGGTTTACTGCCGATTTTGGTGCGGATTTACTGTCATGGTTCCCCGGACACTGTCAGAGAAACCGTGACTCGGTGGATACCTGGTTAATCGGCTTGAGTCTCAGCCAATTGGCGTAACCGTGCCCAGGCCGTAGCGGCCCAACGCTTCATGGCATAACGTCTTGAGGTGATCCGCTTTCGCTCAAGCGCTGCCAACCGTGCGCTCTCACGTGCGGCCAGCTCCGCGTCTATCTCGGCGGACCTCTCTGCCTGTCTCCTGTCCAGCTCGGCCTGTACCTCCTCGCTCATCAGTATGCGATCGTGAGGCCAAGGTAGCGGCAGATACCCCTGCGCGTAGGTTGTCAGCCTCTCGAACAGATATGTTTCGAACGGATGCGGCGGCGGAAATATCGGTGCCATCCTAAGTTCGGCCTCGGGCCTTCCCTGAGACGATGGCGAAGCGGCCTCTTGAATGGGGGCAGGCTCCTTTGATTTGGTCATGGTATTTCCTCAATCGCACATGCTGGCAGGCGTCTGGGTTGGCGTACCGGTTGGAGTGACATTATACACATTCGGGGAAAGGTTCCCTGTTTTGGGGACGGTTCCAATGGCGTGCCGGTCGGCGTACCAGTCGGCATACCGCCTACCACGCAGACATGACGGAGTTGGTTTTCGTCTGCCCACACTTGTTCCTGTTGGTAAGAGTGTCTCGCTAGCTTGGCAAAACTGCCCTGTTTTCTGGGTAAAACTACCCGGATTCGTGGGCAGAGCTAGCCGATCAGGTTATCTAGGATCCGCTCTGCCTCGGGGGCGTCGTCCCGCTCACTGCCCATCAGATAGCGCAGGGTTGCCCGCGCCTCTTCCCTGTTTCTCGGTCGCAGTTCAGCCAGCATACCAAACACAAACCAATCGCGGGCGTGTGCCTCTATGCTGTTCTCGTAATAGCCTTGGGTGTCGCACGCATTGCGCAGCCGGTACAGCTCGTTCCAATAGGCCAGCTCATGAAGGCAGTCGCTCAGGGTGTGTGGCATCAGTTCCGGCACAGCCTTGAACCGCCCCGCGACCTGTTCAGGCGGCAGTTGCCAACTGTCCCGCTCCAGCCCCCTCAGTACCTCCTGGCAGAACGCCTCCGCCTGGGTGTCGTCCCACAGCGCACCCCCGAACCGTCCGATGGCCTCAGCCTCATTGGCCCGCCTTGTGATGGCTCGCTCGGCCAGTCCATCCAGATTGGCAAAGCCAATGCTGCCAAGGCCAGCAAGCATGTGACCCGCCTTAGCCACCAGCCATTTGCTGTAACGCTGCTCCAACTCATCTGGCGGGGTGGTGATCCGCCCTGCCGCCTCCTTGGCCTGGGCAATGCGTACCGGGTCGCCCGTCCCTATCACTTGACGTAGCCAAAGCATGGAGTCGATTTCCATATCCCCGGTCACCACTTCTTGCGGCGGCAGCTCTTGAACCGCTGGCAGCGTCTCTCCGCTGCTTTGTAGTGGCGGCAAGGTGAACATGGCCCGGTGTCTCGGGTTGTCGGTGAAGAGGCCCGACCGGCTGACGATGGCTTTCACCGTTCCCAAAGAGAGGCCAGCCAGAGAAGCCACCTCGCTAAGTGAATGTTTGCGGCGTAGTTCAATCACCTGCTCGCGTTGTTCGTTGGTCAATCTCATGCAACCCCCTGTTGCGGAAAAAGTGTGATGTTGATCGGCTGTTCGCGCTCTATATATGAAAAAACGGTGGTTACAGTGGTTACGTGGTTACAACGTCCCGCTAACCCGCGCCAAGACTGGGTTTGTGCTGTAACCACTTCCCCGAAAATTGGTGGTTACAGGTGGTTACAATCCTCTTTGCTGGTGGTTACAGGCCCTCGGTGTAACCACTGTAACCACACTGTAACCACTGAATATTGATTAGGTGGTTACAGCTACAGCCCTTGATATATAAGGCTTACAGCTCTGTTTGATAGATGTGTAACCACTGTAACCACCGTTTTTCTCTGTTCCTCACACGCGCACACGCATGAGGCAGAAAAACAAAGGGCCGCACTCGGCAGCCCCTTGGCCCCTTCTGGCTGGCGTCATTCGTCCTCTTGGCCATCCCCTTCATCGGCTAATACCCGCTCGGTCAGCACATAGACCCGCACCGCCTTACCCATGCCGGGCAATCGTGACAGCCGCTGTAACCGCTTCTTATCTTTGCTCGCCAGCAGGTAGCCAGCTTCAAGGCACAGGTGCGCCGCTCGCTTGGGGTCGCGCCCCTTGGTGATCTCGGCCCAGCCTGGGGGCAGCACAAAGAAGCTAACGCCGTCCGACTCCACCTTGCGAAAGCCCACCATGTTTGCCGGGCGGTGGTTGGCGTCGAACCAGTCGGCAAAGCGGGTGTACTGGTGGGCAGTGACGAACCCGCGCACCTGCTCCAGGGTGGCGGCATCCTCCTTGTTGCCAAGGTGGCCCCGTTCCGCCAGCCATGCCTTGAGGCATACCCGCACCGCTCGCAGCGCCTCCCCCTCGGGCCAGCCGGTTACCCCTAGCCGGGTTGCCAGCTCACCGGCAGCGGCCACCAGCGCGAACCGGTTGATAGCTCGGCCAACCTGATTACCTGCTCCATGCGGGGTCAGCTCGGCGGCAATGCGCTTAATCTCGGCCCTCAGCCGCTCGCTGTGCGCTTCCAGATCCCCGGCCAATGCCTCGACATAGGTTCGGAAGGCGCTGCCGTGCTGGTGGTCGCAGTGGGCTTTGAGTGTATCGGCGAAGGTGCGTCCGCTATCCATGCCGTGAAGCCACTCGAACGCCCCATGGTGGCCGGTGTCGCTCGGGATCTGGATGGTGCGAACCTCCATCCCCGCCTGGGTGCGCTGGCCCGCGCTGGCGGCATGATCTTCAAGACTCAGCTCACCGGTAGACATGAACAGCAGCCGCCACGCCTTGCGCTCCCGTAGCTCGCCATCCTGCTTACTGCGGCCCTTGCCCTGACCATTTGCCAGCATGTAGGCCACTTGCCCCGCCTCGCGCCCGTCCAGCTCTCCCAGCTCGTCCAGGCAGAGCAGGGCATCATTGCGCCGGCTGGCTATCCCCTCGATGGCGTTACCGGTTGCCCGCCATGTTTGGCTGTAGCGATCTGGGTTGCCGTAGACGCTGGCCGCCGCCTTCATGATGGTGGTCTTGCCGTCCGTGCTCTCGCCCTTGAGGTGAAAGCCACCGCCCTCCATGCCCACCAGCGACAACAGGGGAGCGCCAAAGGCCAATGACAAGGCAAAGCAGAGGCGGCTATTGCCCACCGCCAGCCCTGCAACCCCCTGTTGCCATTCGCTCAGGCTGCCCCGCTCGGTAAAGTCGTTGGCCGCATAGCCCGCCGTTTGCAGGATCACCCCCTCGGCATCAGGCCCTATTGACCCTTGAGGCAGTACATAGGCCCGCCCATGCCAGCCGGTTCGCTCTACACAGGTGATCCGCCGTTCGGGCTGACAGGCCATCAGGTAGGCACTCAGCTTGCGCTTGTGCCCCAGCTCGATGAACGGTAAGCCCGCATCCAGCAGGGCGGCGAATACCTCCTCCCCATTGCGCGGCACCAAGGAACGCACCGGCATAGCCCACTGCCTCTCCCGTCCGGCGCTGTCCTGCCACGCCAACAGGCGGCCATAGCCTCGCCCGTGTTCGTCAGCCGTCTCGGCCAATACCCGAACCGGGCTAGAGATTGGGATCCACTCCTGATGCGCATCCTCACCCCGTCCCACAGTTACCAGGGCGCACAACCGCTTACCCCGGATCTCGAACCCCTCCGGCATGTCCTGCCCCTTCCCTGTCTCGTCATCGCGAACCGGGTGAAGCGGCACTACTTCGGCCTGCCAGGGAGCCCCTTCCCTCTGGTGGGCGTCTTGGTCTTGGGGGTGATTGTGGGTAGGTGTAGCGCTGGCGCTCATGATGGCCTCTTTGGTTGCGGTCAGCCCGTGGGCCTGATGGTAGTCGTTCCAGTCACCGGCAACCGGTGGCAGGGCCACCAGCCCGCCCACGGTTGCGGCGGCTCGCTCGGCCTTGGTCTTGCCGGGGTTGCCTTGGGTGTGCGCGTCATTGTCGCCACATAGCAGGATTTGGCCCTCTTTGTGCTGGCGGCGGGCAATCTGGGTTACGGCCAGCAGGTTACTGGCATCCATGGCGCAATAGACCGTGCCCCCCGTGGCGAGGTGAACCGATAGCCCGGTTGCGTACCCCTCCACCACGGCCACCAGCTCCCCACCATCGATACGGTGGAAAGCCCCGGCCTTCTGGCCGCCATGCAGGTAACGCTTGGTGCCATCAGCCCGGATAAGTTGAACGTTCACCAGTTCGCCCGCCTCATTGGTCAGCGGGATAACCAGACTACCGGCTGGGTAGTTCTCGCCCCCCTCGCGGATCAAGGTGCGGTTAATCGCCCCGTGGGGCCACATCAGGCGCTTGTGTACCAGATAGGGGGCTTGGCCCGGCTCACAGTCCCGCATGATGGCAGCGGCGCGGCGGGCAGCCTTCTGGCGCTGTTGCTCATCCTGTTTGCGTTCTTGCTCTGCTCTGGCCTGTTGCTGCTGGTGGATACGCTCCCGCTCTACAGGGTCAAGCCCACCGGCAGACAAACCCACCAGCGGGGCCAGCAGCTCGGCGGCCTCCTTGGGGTTCTTGTTCGTCACTCGACACACCAGATCCAGCCCATCCCCGCTGCCGCACTGCGAACAGATGAAGGTACCGCGCCCGCCCTTGTCATCGAGCCGAAACCGGTCTTTGCCACCACAGGCAGGACAGGGGCCATGCTTGCCACGGCGTGGGATGTCGATGCCCAGCCCCGCCAGCACATCAGGCCAGTGACCACAGGCAGCAGCGGCCACATCACTAACAAGGCGGGGGCTCATTGCCCCCGGTGTTGTTGCTTTCATGCTCGGTAATCCTCCATCCGTAGCAGTTGCGCCGATTGGGGCGGCGGATTGGTGGCCCCGGCCTTTGCCTGATAAACCTGATCGGCCAGCCAAAAGAGCAGAGCCTCAATGAACCGCACCCCGAAGTTGCTTAGGCCGTCCCCATCCCTTGCTAGCATCGCCTGCAACATGAGGGTGGCCGTGTGTGCGTCGTCGTCCTCTCCACACACAAACACTGTGATAGCGGCGGGGAATGCTGGTGTGTTCAGTCGCAACACCTCCCCGCGATCCCGGAAGGTTTCCCCAAAAGCGGCGCGGTAGCGATCTGCCACACGCTGGGCAAGCTCGGCCAACGTCATTTCGATGGCCCCTTGCTGCGTCGTTGTCTTGCTCATTGCAGTGACTCCCTATGCTCTCTCGCCAGCTCAACCATGGGGTCTTTGCCCTCATCCAGCATCTGCCGCACATCGGCACAAAAGGCACGGTTCATTTCGTCCAGCACCAGACTACCCAGCGGCGTTAACCCATCGCCCGCCAACATGTGGCGCAGCATCAGCAAGGCGTCAGCCTGTCCCTGCTTCGCCCCGGCGTTTTCCAGGTGTGCGCCCACGATGTTGTTTTGAATGGCCATGGTCAGCACCTCCTGATTCAGCGGCAGTTGAACCCCCAGATGCGTGAAGCTATCGCCACACACAGCCAGATATGCCCGTGCCACCGCCTTCACCATCGTATTAATCTCGGTCATCGCAACCCCCTGTTGCATTGTGATGGGGTGGCCGTTGGGCCTTCATCAGTCGTTGAAACAACACCCGCAACACTGACAACCGCACCGGCACTCGGTACAGCTCGCGCCAGATGCGGCGGCGAAGGGCTTCTATCCGCCGTTCGCTCATAGGTCACCCCCGGTCAGCGCGACCACCAGCGCATCGAATGCCCGGTCATCCAATCCGGCTTTCAGCTTGCGGGCCTGTGTGGCGGTCACGGCCACCGCCGCGCCTCGGGTCTGCTCGATGAAGCGATCCCGATCACTCCGCCAGCTAAACGCGCTCAAGCTGCCAGCCTGTGAGCGCTTTCCGGTTCTCGGGTTAATTGGGCCTGTAAAGGTGGGGGGCGTGGTACTGCTTGCCCATGCGAAGTAGGTCATGCCGCCACCTCCTGACAGATCCCCGCCTCAATGCGCAGAGCCTCTAGCAAAGCGCTGTATTGCGCACGCTCCACGGGGCACAGGTCGATTTGTTCCATCAACGTGGCCAGTTGTGCCAGCAGTTCAGCCAGGCGGGGGGAGTGGGTCTGGTTCATACGGCCTCCCCGGCTTCGGCAGTCGCGGCGTAATAGGCGCTCATCCTGTCCACCTCGGTGAACGCATTCACATGCTTGGCTTGGGTGTGGATCAAGCGCTCCAGATAGGTGAAGAATCCAACCCGGTAGCCCTTGGCCCCGGTGCTGTCGTTGAAATCCATATCCGCCACAATGTCGCCAAGCAGGTTCACCCCAACCCAGTGCGGGTTGTCCTTGAGGAACTGGACATAGTGCGCGGCGTACTCCATGCCAATGTCACAGGCCCGCTCATAGTTGTCTGTCGGTGGCACCCGCCACTTGCTACCCGGCCCGCCCTTGAGGCTCTTGGGCAGTTGAACAAACGGGAGTGCCGCAATTGAGGAGGGTTTTACTGCTGGGCTGTAGTTCCGGCGGGCGGGAATGGTGATGGTCTTATGGTTCATACGGCGGCCCTCCCAGTCGGAGTGCGGGACAGGAACACCAGAGGCAGGCCAGCCAGGGCGGCGCGGGCTTGGGCTTCGTTGTTGGCAAAGGCGGAAATGGTGCGGATACGGCGTAGGTCTGCCAAACGGCAGGTACGGGAATGCTGGATCAAAAAGGTGTAGATCATGGCCTGTACTCTCTCGTGGTTTAGTGAGTCGGCCATGCTGCAAATTGGGATGCGGCATGGCGTCAACTACCTCCACGAGAAGGCGGGCCTTATTCACCCTTACGGGCTTATTGGGGCCTCTCAACCATACCGCAAAAGCGGGTACACTCCCGCCATGATCGGCGTGAATGTGAAGTTCATCTGTGCAATTGTCTGGGGTAGTAGCCCAAATGGCAGGCACAAAAAAACCGCTAATTGTCGGCTGCGGGTAACCGCTCGTGGAAGTAGTACTGTTGGGGTTAGTAGCCCCAACGGTTAAGAGCGTACCGTGTCGCACAGTATCAGGCAACCCCGTCCGGCTGATTTTGGGCAAGGCTCCGCCCTGGGCAGTGAGCCCATTCTTATATCCGGTCATCGCTCACCCCCGTCAACTCAGGTTGATAGGTGCGCCACAGCTCGGCCTCTTCGGCTTTCAGGCGGGCTTTCTCACCCCGGCAGGATTGCAGGGCGTGGCCGCGCTTACTCGCCTCCTTGGTGTACTGGGCTTGCCTACGGCTATGGTCATGCAGGCAGGCGAACGGCACGCCATAAGCGCCGGTCTTGCGGATAGCGGGGATCACCTCGCGGAATACCCAGTTACAGAAGCGATGGGCGAGGGTGCCGGGAGTGGTGGCTTTGCGGCTGCGGGCAAGCAGCTTGTAGAACCCGGATTCGGCGATGGTTCGCATCTTCTGGGTGCCGCCAAGGGTGTAACTTAAAGTTACCCCCTTTTCATCGGCGTCCAGTGCCTTGAGCGCCTGACTCGGATTGGTCAGCTCCAGCGCGTCACACACATCCTTGGCAATAAACCATGGCACGCCGTGAACATTCACAATGCGCACCTTCACCCCCTCAAACTTGATAACGGATCTATCGCCAGCCTGAACGGCTAAATTAACCGCTTGGCTGCCAGCAGGCTGCGGGGCGGCCTCAGAACTGAATCTGCTTTTTTGAATAGTCATGGTGGTGGCTCCGTTAAGCGGCGGGCGGAAGATCGTCGGGGGTGGCAGGGAAGGCGGCAAGGTAACGGGCAATCTGCTCCTGCTCCATCGGCAAGGCGTTGCGCTGTCGTCGCCAGTGGTTGATCAGAGCCACCAGCTTATGGGCTTGCTCACGGTCGGACAGCCAATAGCGCTTTAGGCGGGTGGTTCCCCCGCCGCTATGCCGGTGCTCAAAGAACGCATCGGCGATGGCTATCCCGTGGTTTCGGCGCAGCAGGCTGATGCTGTTGCGCATGTTGAGATCATGGAGACCCGCTAGGCCAGACAAGGCGCTGACCCCCTGGGCTCCCTGCTCCAGCAGGTGAGTGGCTACCAGTTCATGCTTGGTGATATGCTGGCCGGGCTCAAGCTTGGTCGTGCCGTTCGCGGTGCGGCCTTTTTCTTTTTGCATCGTCCTCTCCTTACGCAGCTTGGCCTTGAGCTTTGATCCACTCGTGAACCTCTTCACATCGCCAGGCTGTGACACGGGCTCCCAGCTTGATTGGCTTCGGGAACTTGCCATTTCTGACCATCCGCCACAGCGTTGACTTGCCGAACGGCATCGGCCCAACCTTGCCCTTGCTGGGCGTTGTCACAAGTTGAGCCTCTCGAATAAACCCTGTTTCCGGTATTGCCATGTGAGTTCTCCTGAAATGAAAAAACCCGGCGCAATGGCCGGGTCTGGTGGGTATAAAACAACTATCGGGGATTAGGGGGTGTGTTCTTGGCTTAAGTTCCTCCAACGAAAAAACCCGGCACAATGGCCGGGTCTGGAAATGAAAAGGCCCAATCTCGAAAGACTGGGCCATGATGGGGAAATCCTAACGTTGGCGTGATAACAAGTCAAGCAGTCGCCTAGCGTGCCACCCCCTCCCACCTCTTACCCTGCTCTATGGAAGTTCACCGGACGAACATTGCTCCCTTGCTGTGAGTCGTAGAAGTCGGCCAGCCATTGCAAGAGCTTGCGGCGGTCATCCAGGTACTCGGCCCTATGGTAGGCAGCCCGCACCTTATTGCGTTCAGCGTGGGCAAGCTGGCGCTCTATAACATCCGGATCAAAGCCCTCTTCGTTCAAGGTGGTGGAAGCCAGCGCCCGGAATCCGTGTGGCGTTGCGATCCCCTTGTAACCCATCCGTCCCATGGCATAGCTCATGGTGTTTTCACTCATGGGGTCGGTCAGCTTGCGCTCGCTCGGGAATAACAACTCGCAATGGCCGGTCAGCGGGCGCAACTCATCCAGCACGGCCAGCGCCTGCCTGGATAGTGGGACAATATGCTCTGATCGCATCTTCATCCGCTGAGGGGGGATCCGCCACTCGGCCCGCTCCAGGTCGAATTCATCCCAGCGGGCAAAGCGAACTTCACCTGGACGGGTCATGGTAAGCATCAGCAGGTGGAAGGCAAGGCGGGTTGCCGGGTTCAATGGTTCAGCAGCCAGACGGCGGTAAAACTCTGGCAGTTCCGCCCTGGGCAATGCCGGTCGGTGTTCTTTCTTGGCGGCCTTGAGTGCCCCTCTCAGGTCTTGGGCTGGGTTGTAGCTGGCTCGGCCTGTCTGGATGGCGTAACGCATGATGGCACTGATCCGCTGCAATACACGCCCCGCCGTTTCGGTGGCCCCTCGCGCCTCCACCTTGCGCAGGGCATCCAGCATCATGGGCGCCGTCAGCTCAGCCACGGGGATCAGCCCCAGATTGGGGAAGGCATCCACTTCCAATGACTCGATCACCCTGGTGGCGTGGCCTTGGCTCCAACGGGCAAGCTGGCTTTGATGCCACTCCCGCGCCAATGCCTCAAAACTGCTTTCGCTGGCTAGCCTGTTGGCCGCCTTGCTCTGCTTACGGGCAAGACCCGGATCCACCCCTTCGGCGATCAGGCGGCGGGCTTCATCTCGCTTGGCTCTGGCCTCTTTCAAGGAAACCTCTGGGTAGACCCCAAGAGCCAGCACCTTCTCTTTGCCGCTATGGCGATACTTGAGCCGCCAATATTTACCAGACTGGTTAACCAGCAGGAACAGCCCCTTCTCATCGGACAGCTTCTGAGGCTTGCCGGTGTATTTGGCCTGTCGGGCGGTGATGTCGGATAGCGGCATGGGGGTATCTCCCGTTTAACTTGGGGGTACATGGCAGACGCTGGGGGTATAAGCCACCACCTCACAGGCCAGGAACGGCGCGGGCTGGTGGCCGTTGGGGGTATTTTTTGCCCCCCTCTGGATTGATACCCCCAGATGTACCCCCGGCAATGGGGGCATGTCATGAGGCTATATGATACGACAAGGAACAACAAAAAACCCGCAAAGCCTTAAGCCATGCGGGTTTCTGGTCTGCCGTGATACGGCATGAAACTGTAATGTGGTGCCCGGGGTCGGACTCGAACCGACACGTATTGCTACGGCGGATTTTGAATCCGCTGCGTCTACCGATTTCGCCACCCGGGCAGCTGCGAGGGATTATACGAATGGCGCTTGGCCATGCAAGG